AGTTACTTTGGGTGCAGGAACATATGCAGCAGGTGCTTCTATGGCATCAGGCGATTATGGTTGGTTCAGCAAGGCTAGTGTTTAATACACTTTTGTAGTAAAAACAAAGGGTTACTCTTAACGGGGTAGCCCTTTTTTCTTTTAACCCTAACCACTTAGGAGCATTACATGGCAATAGATAGCGATAACCAAGACGCAGATTCACGCTTGGCAGTTAAGTTTTACAAGCGAGCCGTTCAACTAGAACACGAATCAAGCGAAGCTGGCAGACCTATATTTAAAGACTTTGATTTTGTACGCATTATGGTCGCTGGGGATAACCTGACTGAAATTGACACCTACGCAAGGGATAGCCACAAACAACGCTTTCCAAAGCAATGGCTTCAATATCAGGCAACCCAAGACTCCAGTAGCGATATGATGGGTACACCTTTAGAACAATGGACTTTGATTAGTCAATCCCAAGCCCAAGAGTTAAAAGGCATCAAGTTTTATACAGTTGAATCGATTGCTAATGCTTCAGATTACCAGTTACAGCGCATTGGAATGATTGCGGGTATGCAACCTCATTCATTTAGGGACAAGGCTAAAAGCTATTTAAATTTTGCTACCGAAACCGCAGACGCTAGTAAACGGGATGAAGAAATTAATACGCTAAAGCAAGAACTTGCCAAAAAAGACGAGGAAAATGCTAAAATTAAGGCTGAAACTGATGCGAAGCTCGCCTTAATGCAAGAGCAAATGGCGGCTGTACTTGCGGCAGTTGGTGAAAAGAAACCTAAAACTCGTAAACCAAAAGTCGTAGAGGAAGTCTAATATGTCATCAACGATGCTCCAGCTTGTGCAACAGACTACTAGCGAGTTAAACCTTGCTATTCCTACCTATGTTGCTGGTAATACTAACCAAGATGTTCAACAGGTTTTAGCCCTCATGAATCGTCAAGGCTATGACTTGGTTAAAGAATATGATTGGCAAGGCTTACAGTTGGAGTATCGTTTCTATACTGATGCACAGACTTTTGTAGGTTCTACAGTTAGCAATGCAAGTTATAACATTATTGTTACTGGTGACGCTACAGCTTTGACTAGTAACTTTACAATTACAGGTACAGGCATTAATCAAGATACCTATGTGTCTAGCGTAACTTACAACTCAGGCACAGGTTTATCGACTATTGTTATGAGCCAGTTGGCTAGTGGGACATACACAAGCGTTACTTTTACTTTTTCACAGACCAAATACCCCTTACCTAATGACTTTGAAACGATTACAGACAATACCCATTGGGATAAAACAAAACATTGGCAGATGCTTGGCCCTGAAGATGCTCAACAATGGCAATGGCTAAAGTCGGGCTATATCTCTACAGGCCCACGCATTAGGTGGCGTATTCTAGGGCAAAAGTTCCAAATATGGCCGCCATATAACACACAAGAATATTTAGGTTTTGAATACCGCTCAAAAGGGTGGGCTAGAAGCGTTACCGACCAAGTAAAGAATAGCTTTACGGTTGATACCGACACAACCATATTTGACGATACAGTCTTGGTTTTAGGCACAAAACTTAAGTATTTTCAAATTAAAGGGTTTGATACAACCTCTTTGCAACAAGACTATTTCCGTTATTTGAATGTTGCTAAAGCCAACGACAAAGGTTCTGCTACCCTATCGTTTGCACCATACCCAAGCAAAGTGCTTATTGGATACGCTAACATTCCTGATTCAGGCTACGGAACATAATGGCAGTCGCACAGCAAAGAAGGGCAACAACAGCTTCTCTCCCAGCACCTATTGGTGGTTGGAACGCTAGAGATTCGTTAGCCGCCATGAACCCTTTAGATGCAGTTCAAATGGTCAATTTCTTTCCTACGCCTACCGATGTTACTTTGCGTCAGGGCTATTCAAAATCATCAATAGGCATTACGGGTGCAGTTTTATCCCTAATGAGCTATTCAAGCCCAACAACGACTAAGTTGTTTGCTGCTACCTCTACTATCATTTATGATGCTAGTACCTCTACAGCTACCTCTAGTCTTACAGGCAATACTGATGGCAAGTGGATACATTCCATGATTACAACTGCTGGTGGGTCTTTTATGCCTGCTGTAAATGGTTTTGACCCTATGGTTGTTTATGATGGTACAAGATGGTCTAGGTCGGCTACAACTGGCACAGCACAGACTATTTCTACGATTACAAGGGGTGGCACAGGCAATTTGACCGCAACCCTTACAACTGCTGTAGCTCATGGATTAGTTACAGGTAATACCATAACAGTCGCAGGGGCAATACCTGCCGAATTTAATGGAACTTTTCGCATTACCGTAACGGGCGCAACGACCCTCACTTATACGATGGCTACCGCTCCAAGCGGTGATGCGAGTACAGTAGGCACTTACACGATTAATTACTTCATTACTGGTCTAAATTCCAATACATTTGCTTATGTAAATTTGTTTAAAGAGCGTCTTTACTTTGTAGAAGAAAACTCTCTTAATTTTTGGTATTTGCCTGTTGATTCAATAAACGGGGCTGTAACCAAATTTCCCCTTGGTGGCATCTTTAAAAATGGTGGCTACCTACAAGCAATGGGAACTTGGACTATTGACGCTGGATACGGAGTCGATGACTTAGCTGTGTTTGTTACTAGTAACGGAGAAGTCGCTGTTTACAAGGGTTCAGACCCATCCGACCCTACAGATTGGGCTTTGATAGGACTATGGAACATTGGACAGAGTTTTGCCCGTAAATGCGTCTTTAAATACGGTGGTGACATACTGCTTTTAACCCAACAAGGCTTAGTACCGCTATCGGCTGGCTTGCAGTCAACCCGTTTAGACCCAAGAGTTAACATTACCGACAAGATTTTCTACGCTATATCCCAAGCTGCCGACCTTTATTCAGCTAATTTTGGGTGGCAAATCAACTATTTTGCCAAATATAATATGCTTATCCTAAATGTGCCTGTAACTGGTGGTATTGAGCAGTATGTCATGCACAACATTACAAAGTCTTGGGCTAGATTTACTGATATTCAAGCCTATGCTTGGGAATCAAGCGGTGATGATATGTATTTTGGTGGGGATGGCTTTGTTGGCAAGTTCTACGATACTTTTGCCGATGCTGGCACAAACATTACGGCTTCTGTACAGCAAGCCTATTCTTATTTTGACACCCAAGGGCAACAAAAACGATTCACTATGGTTCGCCCTATTTTACAGACTTTCAATGGCGTACCGACTGTTTTATGCGGTATTAGCACCGATTTCGAAACAGTTGACCTTACTAGCCAAATATCTTTTAACCCCGCTCTTTTACAAATTGGCGAATGGGATATGGATAATTGGGATAACGCTAATTGGGGTGGCGGTCAATTAATTACCACAAAAGTATGGCAAGGGGTTACAGGCATAGGCTATGCAGCTTCCATTAGCCTTAATGTGGCAAGCCAAAATATTGAGTTTCATTGGGCATCAACCGATTTTGTAATGGAGCGTGGGGGAGTTATTTGAGGACTGTTACGACTGAAAATCAACGCTATTTGGGGGAATGGCTAGTCAGAATCCTCAATTTCCCCTTACCTGAAACCACCCAATGTATAGGGCAGTTAAAAGATGGTAATTTGATAGCTGTAGCTGGTTACACCAATTTCATGCCAAAGGCTTGCGAAATCCATATTGGAAGCGTTGGGGAACATTGGGCAAGTAAAGATTTTTTGTGGGCGGTATTTGATTACCCCTTTAATAAACTAGGAGTTAGCGTTATACTAGGGCAAGTCTGTAAGGATAATGAAGATGCCTTAAGACTAAACCGACACCTTGGTTTTAAAGTGGTAGCCGATATACCTGATGCTCACATGAGTGGGGATTTGGTAATTATGGCAATGCGTAAAGAGGAGTGTCGGTTTCTCAACATCCGATGCTCTCTAAATAAAGGAGAATAGTATGGGTGGTGGTGGATTTTTAGGATTAGGGCCTGCGCCGAGTGCGCCCGCACCCCCTGATTACAGGGCTGCTGCACAAGAAACTGCGGCAGGTAATATTGATGCGGCACGAGTCGCTACTGCTGCAAATCGTGTTAATCAAGTAACGCCTTATGGCAGTCTTAAGTACGATATAACTGGTTCTGACCCTTATGGAAACCCTACTTATACCGCTACACAGTCGTTAAGCCCTCAACAACAACAGCTTTTAGACTATTCAAATAAAACAAGCATTGGTTTAGGTCAATTAGCAGACAAAGGTTTAGGCTATGTACAAAATATGCTTGAAACCCCGTTTGATGTCAGCAGACTGCCGACTACAGGGTTTAATCCTAGCCAAAGCTATCAAGATGCGTATATGCAACGGCTACAACCACAGATTCAGGAAAGTCGTGACCGCTTAAATCAAGACTTAGCTAATCGTGGAATTGATATTGGCTCTGAAGCCTATCAAAGAGCTATGTTGACACAAGCAAGGCGTGAAAATGACCTATTGGCTGCTGCCACAACTCAAGGATTTAATGTTGGTCAAACTGCCCGCCAATCTGCTTTACAAGAGCAAGCGTACCTCAGAAACGAGCCACTCAATACATTAAGTGCTGTTAGAACAGGTGCACAGGTACAAGGCCCACAATTTGTAAATTCATACAACCAAGCAACAACGCAAGGTGCTGACATATTAGGTGCATCACAAATGGGATACAACGCCCAAATGGGTGACTTTAATGCCAAACAAGCAGCCCAAGCTAACCTTAATGCAGGTTTATATGGTCTAGCTGGTGCTGGAATAGGAAGATATGGTTAAAGAAAACATTAAAGCAATCGGTGTAATGGATAACGGCTTGACCTTGTATAGTTTTGAATACAAAGATGAGGTTAAATTAAACCCGTTAACAAGCAATAATATCCATGTTGGAATAATGGCTGACGAAGTAGAGCAAGTGTTTCCTTATGCAGTTAAAACCCTAGATGACGGCTATAAAGTCGTAGATTACGGACTATTACCATGAATATGTACAACCCCTACATTCAACAGATGCCCCAAACCCAAGAATTAAGTGGGTTAAGTCCTGTTTATCAAAATATTGCACAGCAACAAGCTAATCAAAATGCCGCTTTGCAACAAGGCATGAGCTTGACTAATCAAGCAGGTATGACTGTTGATGGTAAACAAGCTGGTGCTGGCTATGACCAATTAGCTATGGCTAATGCTTTACGCAAGCCACAAACACAAGAACAAATTAATGTTAGAGATGTACAAATGGGCGGTATGGCAACTTATAACCCATATACCCAATACAATGTTTCTCAGCAATATGGCACAGACCCATATTCGCAACAAAGCAGAATGTTAGCGGCACAGGAGTACTAAATGGCTCAACAAATGCCCATGATAAATGTAGGCGGTAGTAATCTACCCCCTGAAATAATGCAGCAACAGCAGGCGTTAAACCGCCAACAACAGATGGCACAGTTGCTTATGCAACAAGGTCAGCAACAACCACAAGGTCAAATGGTAAGTGGGCGTTATGTTGCACCTAGCTTTTTTCAATATGTAGCACCATTAGCTCAGTTGTATGCAGGGAAACGCCTTGCAGAAAAAGGCGATGAAGCTATGCTTGACCTTGCTGAACAATTACGCAAGGGGAAAGAACAAGAAACACAAGCAATTATGGAGCAGTTAAGACCTCGTGATGTGCAAACTGAAATGGCTGGCCCATACACAGGTAATGTTCCCATGCCTGTTGCTACACAAACTTTACCGCCTAATTTTCAAGCGGCTACTAATTTAGCTTTGCAATCTCGTTATGGTGCTGGCAAAGAATTGTTGCCAACCCTAATTAATCGTGCTTTGCCTGAACCAATTAAGCCTACAACTGAAATGCAAAACTATGAGTATGCTAAATCGCAAGGATACAAAGGCACATTAAATGATTTTAAGAATCAAATTACTCCATATCAACAAGCACAATTAGGTATGGAGCGTGAAAAGTTTGAGTTTGAAAAAAGCAAAGCTGCAATCAAACCATTACCTGAGGGATTAAATAAACAAGTAACTGGTGCTGTAAATCTTACAGATGCAATAACTGATTACCAAACTAAAATAAAAGGTTTTGGATTTAAAGATTTTGCTAATCCTGACAAACGAGCAGAAATGGGCAATCTTTATAACAACATGATGTTGCAAGCTAAAGAAGCCTATAACTTAGGTGTATTAAACGGCCCTGATTATGATATTTTGCAAAAAGTTGTAAAAGACCCAACTAATGTTAGTTCGTTAGCATTTAGCAATACCGCATTAAGCAATCAAGCTGATAGTTTAAGAAAAACATCATCTGATATTGTTAAAAATGCTTATTTGTCACAAGGGCGTGAAGTACCTGCTGATATTGCTGCTAAATTTGTTAAAAAAGAAGAACCTAAAACAGAACAAAAAGGACAGCCTAAAGCAACTGGGGCTGTTGCTAGAGCCATGTTAAATGGCAAACCTATTGTAGTTCGTGATGGCAAATGGGTAGATGAAAGAACAGGGAAAGCCGTAGAATGAGCGATAAATTACCGCCACTTCCTAAAGGTGCAGTCTTAGTTGACGATGTGCCACCTTTGCCACAAGGTGCTGTTTTGCAACAAGAAACAGCGTATGACCGTTTTTTAACTAGCTTACGCAACCCACAAACGGGTGGGCGTAGCGGTGTGGTTGGCCCTGCATTATTAGGCGGTACTGGCGAACTTATTAAAGGTGCTGGTGCTTTAACCCAAATGGCATTTCCTGACGCTGGTACACGCATGGTTGAAGTAGGCGAAGCTATGACTGAGGGTGCTAAAAGCGTAGCCCCAGTATCCGCTACGGCAGGGCAAATTGGTTCTTATTTAGTGCCATACGGTGCTGCACAAAAAGCTACAACTGCGTTAGCACAAGTGCCACAAGTTGCTAGACAAATAGGTCAATTACCTAGTTTTGCTAGGGCTGTAGGTCAACAAGCCGCTATTGGTGGAACTTTAGGCTATGGATTAACGCCTGACCAACAGAATCGAGAACAGGCCGCTACATTTGGTACTTTAACTGGTGCTGCCACCCCATTTATTGAAAAAGCAATTCGTGGTACTGTTAATTTATTGCGTGGCACACCCCCAGCACAAGGCACTTTACAAGCTGCAAAAGAAGCTCAAGAAGTTGGTTATGTAATACCACCAACCCAAGTCAAACCATCGTTGTTAAATCGCTTAATTGAAGGCTCGGCAGGTAAGATTTCTACAGCACAAAACGCTAGTTTTAGAAACCAACAAGTTACTAATCAATTGGCTGCAAAGTCTTTAGGTCTGCCCGAAGATGTTGTAATTACCCCTGATGTTTTAACTAATTTAAGAAATACAGCAGGAAAGGCTTACGAAAATTTAGGTGCTACTGGCACAATTAAAACTAGTTCTAAGTTTAATCAGGCATTAGATGATATTCAAGTTTACAAAGATGCAAAAATAGCAGAATCTCAGTTTCCAACGGGTAAGGCAAATCCAATTATTGAAACCATTGATTCATTACGCTCACCTAGTTTTAATGTAAATTCTGCAATTTCCAAGATTAATGTATTGCGTAATGACGCAGACATAGCTTATAGAACAGGTGATAAAGCATTAGGTAAAGCCAACAAAGAAGCAAGCCAAGTGTTAGAAGATACTATTCAAAACTACCTTGCTAACACTAAACAAACGGATTTATTGCAAAAATTTAAAGATGCTCGCCAATTAATAGCTAAGACTTATTCTGTAGAAAACGCTTTAAATCAAACTACAGGTGCAATAGATGCAAAAAAATTAGCCGCTCAATTAGCTAAAGGCAAACCATTGTCAGGCGAATTAAAGCAATCTGCTCAATTTGCTCAAGCCTTTCCAACTGCCGCCCAAACAACCGAAAAAATGGGTAGCATACCCCAAACAAGTCCATTAGATTTGTATGCAAGTTTAGGTCTTGGTACTGCTGGATTGTATGGCGGTGATGCTCAAACAGGTGCTTTAGGCTTTGCGGCTGGGGCTATTCGACCAGCTTTGCGAGCGACCGCATTGTCTAAGCCTATACAAAGCAGATTAACTAACCAACAAATGCAAAATTTAAGCCCTGAAACACGCAATTTAGCTAGAATGTTAATGCTACAAGGGGCAACAAAAACAGGCGCAAATGAGGAGCAAAAATGAGTAGAAACGGGTCAGGCACATATACACTACCTGCGGGTAATCCCGTAGTTACAGGCACAACTATATCCTCAACATGGGGCAATACCACCCTTAGCGACATAGCTGCCGCACTTACAGGTTCGGTTGCAGCAGATGGGCAAACGCCTATTACTGGGACATTGCAAATGGGTGGTAATAACATAGCAAATGCGGGTACAGTTACGGCTGTGACTGGTATATTTGGCGGATTATTTTAAGGAAAAATCATGGCACAAGCAGGTTTTACACCAATATCACTTTACTACTCAACTACGGCCTCTACTCTGCCGACTGCTGGCAATTTAGTCGCTGGTGAGTTAGCTATTAATACTGCCGATGGAAAACTATATTTTAAGAATAGTTCAGGAGCAGTTACTTTATTAGCTGATTCTACTTCTGCATCGGGTACATTAATAAACCCTACCATTACTAACTATACCGAGTCCGTAGTAACGATTGGTACGGTTGGTGCATCGCATACCCTAGTTTTAACCAATGGTACAGTTCAGACCGCAACACTAACCGCATCGACACCTTGTACCTTTACGATGCCAACGGCTACGGCTGGTAAGTCGTTTATCCTAAGACTGACTCAGGCAGCTACAGGCATGACTACAGCAACCTTTACAGGTGTTAAATGGGCTGGCGGTACTGCTCCTACAATTACAGCCACAGCATCAGCAGTAGATATGCTTAGCTTTGTGTCTGTTGGCTCTAGTTGGTATGGTAGTGCTATCCAAAACCTTTCGTAAGGAATTCGATAATGTTTGCATCTCGAAATTTCTTATTTGTTAAAAGTGCTGGCGGTGGCGGTGGGGGTGGTGGTAAATTGTTTTTATGGGGTCGTAATAATGAAGGTACATTAGGACAAAACAATACAATTAATCGTTCATCTCCAGTTCAAGTTGGTTCTTCAACCACTTGGTCACAAATTGATACAGGTAGACACACTCTTGCGGTTAATTCTGCTGGTCAATTGTGGTCTTGGGGTAAAAACCTCAATGGTCAATTAGGACTAGGAGATACAGTTGATAGTTCATCTCCAGTACAAGTTGGGGCTTTAACTAATTGGGCAAATCCATCTGTCGGTGACAGTGATTCTTTCTGTATTAAATCTGATGGAACATTATGGGGATGGGGTTCTAATGATAGCGGACAACTTGGTTTGGGAAATTCTACAAGTTATTCATCACCAAAACAAATTGGTTCTTTGACTACTTGGGCAACTGTTAACATTAGTACAGCAGTAGGAAATGGTAGTAGGGCTACTTTGGCTACCGATACTGCTGGTAAACTTTTTGCATGGGGTTATAATGGTCAAGGTCAACTAGGATTAGGAGATGTTGTTACTAGAACTTCTCCTGTTCAAGTTGGTGCTTTAACTAACTGGAAAACACCTAGTTGTGGCGGTAATTTTAGTTTATGTACTAAAACCGATGGAACATTATGGTCATGGGGGAATGGTTCTTATGGCAGATTAGGTCATAACAATACAACATATTATTCATCTCCCAAACAAGTTGGTTCGTTAACTAATTGGGATACTCCTGCCGCTGGAAATGATGCTTCTATATGTTCTAAAACCGATGGTAAATTGTTTTCGTGGGGTAGAAATTCTTCCGGCCCATTAGGTTTAGGAGATACTGTCTATAGGTCATCACCTGTTCAAGTTGGTGCTTTGACTAATTGGTCAAAACCAGTAATGGGAAGTTTTTCTGCTATTTGCCTAAAAACCGATGGAACATTATGGTCATGGGGATTGAATGGTTCTACTAGCAGTATGTTAGGTCTTAACGATATAATTAGTCGTTCTTCACCAGTACAAATAGGCTCTTTAACTACTTGGACTGTTCCCGCTGCTGGTGCTTTTACTGGTGGTTGCATACAATCATAATGTACTTTTTATCAGGACTCCCCCGTTCAGGTTCTACTGTTTTAGCTGCGTTGCTAAACCAAAGAAACGACATTCATGTAACCCCAACCTCAGGTCTTATTGATATATTTGGTGCTGTGGTTCAGACATGGGAAAACAATCCATCTACTAAGAGTCAAAAACAGACCAACGAACACCTTTACGAAACACTTAGAAAACTAATTCCTGAGCGTGATGACGGCAAGATTACTGTTGACAAATCTAGGGGTTGGGTAGCACCACAAATTCAAAAGACAATGGGTAAAGTTCTTGGCTCACCTGTAAGAATCGTAGCAACTGTTAGAGATGTGGCTACTTGTGCAGCATCGTTTGCCAAGATTGCTAAACCTGAAAACCTTGCTGAGTTTTGTAATGGACACCTAATAGGACACCTTAAAAGCTCTTATGCTACCCTACACCAAGGATATACAGAGCATCCTGAAAACATCCTGTTTGTTGATTACAATGAGTTAATGGCTGACCCACAGGCGGTTATTAATAAGATAGAAGCCTTTTGGAATCTACAGCCATTTGCCCATGACTTTAATAATATAGATGGTAAGTCGGTAGCGGAAGATGATGAGAACGCTTGGGGTATTGCTGGACTACACGATGTTAAGCCTGAACTAAAGAATACAGGCACATCTCCCAAAGAAGTCTTGGGTGAGTTTGAATACCGATTTCAAGCCCCTAAGTTTTGGAATGGTGAAACAGAGCAGAAAAAAGATGTACTAGACTTTCAGGTCGAAGCTGCTATGCGTGGTGAGTTTGACGCTGCCGAAGCAATGTGCAAAATTCTTTTAGAAACAAGACCGCAAGATGACCGAGCAGCCTTTAATCGTGGCTGGTACGCACTTCGGCATGGCAATCTTAAAGAAGGTTTTGAACTGCTAGACAGGGGTCGCAACGAGGAAGTCTTTGGTAATCCAAACCCTTCATCAATGCCAAAGTATGACGGCAGACCCTTAAACGGAGAAGTTGTCTTATTAGTATTAGAAGGTGGTCGAGGTGACCAAATACACGCTGCTAGGTGGGCAAGAGAGATTGTCAGTCGTGGCGGTGTTTGTGTGGTTTCCTGTATGCCTGAGTTGGCTGGTTTAATGATGTTGGTTGACGGGGTTTCTGCGGTGGTCGAATCTAATGCTGCTGGCGGTGTTTACCATGACTACCATGTATTAGGAATGTCAGGCTATCTTAACTTTTTGACAGTCAATAACGCCCCTTATATCCCTTGCAAGACAATTAAACCTAACGGCAAGATTGGATTGCGTTGGCAAGGTAACCCAAAGTTTGAGCATGAGCATAATCGGGTATTTGACCCAACACCTTTGTTTACAATACCAGCAGAGTTAATTAGCTTGCAACGGGATGTGGGAATAGATAACATTCCTAACCATGTACAAAAGCCTTGCTTAGACACTTGGCTACACACTAAGGCAGTCATTGAAAGTGTTGATAAGGTCATTAGTTCTTGCACCTCAGTTGCACACTTATCAGCAGCTATGGGTAAAGAAACTTGGATTATTAGCCCTGTACTGCCTTATTTTTTATGGGCTGACGGCAAAGATACAAGCATTTGGTATCGTAATGTTAGGTTGTTTAGACAAGAAAAGTTTGGCGATTGGGATACCCCATTGGCTAAAGTAACTGGTGAATTTAAGGAACAAGTAAGGAGAATAAAATGAGTTTAAATGTTCGTATTGAGAATGGTGAAGTTAAAGATGTTTGGGATACCCCAATTGATAGCAGAGAAGGTTGGAAAAGTGCCATTGAGGTAAAGCCTGCTATTACTCCACATCGCCAATACTACACAGGACACACCTTTGATTTGACAAAAGACCCTGTAGAAATCGTTTATGGTGTTGCTGATGTAGCTGTAGCTGACCGCAAAGAACACATGAAACAGCAAGCTGCAATGGCATTTAATATGCTATTTAGACAGCAAGCCCAAGACCCATCTACTTATGACCCTGTAGCGTTACAAGCTGCTAAAGATGGTATTGCACCCAAGCAAGCTGCGATTGATGCCTGTACAACGCATGATGAACTTGATGCTTTAATTTGAAATCATTATTTCTTTCTTATGATGTAAAAGTTAGCGGTGCTTACATTATTAGATTAAAAGGACACGAATTATCAGAATCATTAGCTAAACGATGTGCGGATTCATGCGATAAAGTTGGGATGAAACACCAGTATTGGGATGCGTTTGACGGAACAAAGGATGGCATTCATCCACCTGAAAACTTAAATCCTTTTATGAAGATGGTAAAGATTGCAGACCATTTTTTAACTAGGTCAGAAGTGGCTTGTGCTTTATCCCATATTAGTTTGTGGGCAAAATGTGTAGAAGATGATGTGCCATTAGTTGTTTTAGAGCATGACGCTATTATGGTTGCACCTTACCGTGAGCATACTATGTATAACTCTATTGCGTACTTAGGCTGTAATGAGCAAGTAAAGCAAAATTGGAAGGTGTTGCCAACCCCGCCACATGGTTCAATGGGGGCAAATTATCATTTTATGTGTAGGGCGCACGCTTACTCTATAGACCCAGCAGTAGCCAAGAATATGCTTGCCCATGTATTAAAATATGGTATTAATAGTTCATTAGACTGTATGTTACGAGCAGATATTTTCCCAATGCATCAAATGGGCATATATGCTTATGACGAAGGTAATCGTGCAAATACCACGATATTAAACAGAGCAGGAACAGACCGAAGCACCATTAGAAACGATAACTTAGAGAGATAAATGAAAAAGATACTAATCATGGGTTTGCCAACCGCAGGTAAGACTTACCTAGCTCAAGCCCTAAAGAAGTATTTAGAATTAAATGGTACTCGCAAAGATTACGGAGAATCCTTTACTAGCTTTAACGCACAGGTTAATTGGTTTAACGCTGACGAAGTGCGTAAGAAGTACAACGATTGGGACTTTACAGACGCTGGTCGTATCCGTCAATCCTTACGCATGGCCCAGTTTGCACTAGAAGCTGGCGGTGACTATGTAATCTGCGACTTTGTAGCACCCTTAGTAGAAATGCGTAATAACTTTAAGGCTGATTGGACTATTTGGGTCGATACCATTGCTAAAAGCCAATACGAAGATACCAACAAAGCCTTTATCCCACCCGAAGTCTATGACTTTAGAGTAACCGAAAAAAACTGCGAGAAGTGGGCTGAATTCATTGGCAATCATATTATTGAGGACAGACGCAGACCTACATTTGATTGGCAGAAAGAAACAGTACAGATGCTAGGCAGATGGCAGCCTTGGCATGATGGGCATAGAGCCTTGTTTGAAAGAGCCATAGCCAAGACGGGTCAGGTCGTTATTCAGATTCGTGATTGTCAGGGCTGGCAAGGTTCAAACCCATTTGCAATAGAACAAGTAAAATCTAATATTAAGAGGGACTTAGACCCTTTGTTTCAAGGTCAGTACGAGATTCAAGTAGTGCCTAATATTACAAACATTACCTACGGGCGTGATGTAGGCTATAAAATAGAGCAAGAAACCTTTGATAAATCTATAATGGATATATCTGCAACCAAGATTCGTGAAAACATGGGATTAAAATAATGTTTATTATCGACTGGGTATTTGACAAAATGGGCTACACCAAAAAAGTGAATTGGCTTACTGTGCTTAATTCTTGGGAAGGTAGCATTACAGCAACACCCAAAAAAGTCCCTACTAAACGCAAACCTGCTGTAAAAAAGACCACAGTTAGGAAGAAAAATGCCTAACGAAATTCAAAAAGAAGTTGTTAAAGAAGCCATTAAAGAATGGTTAAACGAGAAAGTAAGCGAGTTTGGCTGGTTTTCTTTGCGAACATTGTTTTATGTCTTTGTAGGCGGTTTAGGTTATGCCTACCTATCTACTCATGGATGGTCTTTGCCAAAATGAAATATGGAATTTCTAGAAGGGGCGAAATCCCTATCCAGTAACCTTGATGCAAGCCGTCAATCCGCCAAAGAACTTTCTAAAAGCATAGAGAATGTTCAAAAAGAGGCGACTGATATAGCGGCACAAAGGAATTTAGATAGACGCAGAGAGCTTAGAGAAAACGAAGTACGCAAAGAGTTATTTCTTAAAAGAGTCTTAATTCAATGGGAACATGAAGAACTGGTTAGACGGGAAGAAACACAGATTAGGACAGATTTTCTAAGAAAGTATGGAAAACGCTGGGCAGAAGTAGAAGCCTTAAAAGCTAAGTTAGAAAAACAAGAAAAAGAGTTTAAAAATGAATTTAACAAAGATTTAAACAAGGCTAGAGTTGCACAGTTTTGGTGTTTTGTAGCGGCGGGGTGGATAGCTTATTACTTAGTATGGGGTGGTAAATGATACCTTTGATGGCACTATTTGATGTTGGGATGAAAGTCCTAGACAAATTTATCCCTGACCCTGAAGCCAAGGCAAAGGCTCAAAAAGAACTTTTACAGATGCAACAAGAGGGCAAGCTGGCTGAACTTAATGCCGACAACATAGAAGCCCAAGAGCTGACCAAACGCCAGCAAGCGGATATGGCTAGTGATAGCTGGTTATCTAAAAACATTCGCCCTATGACGCTTGTTTTTATTTTGGTTGTATATACAGCATTTGCAATTATGAGTGCGGTTGAAATAAATGTGCATAAACCCTATGTAGAACTGCTTGGCCAATGGGGTATGCTTATTATGTCGTTCTATTTTGGTGGTCGGACGCTGGAGAAGATTATGGATATGAAGGTTAAGAATGACAGGTGAGTTTGAAAAGGCTTTAAAACGCATCCTAAAGCACGAAGGCGGTTTTGTTAATGACCCCCTAGACTCAGGTGGAATGACCAACCTAGGCGTTACTAAGCGTGTTTGGGAAGAATTTGTGGGGCATCCTGTGTCTGAAGCTGATATGAGAGCCTTGACCCCCGAAATAATCGCCCCAATGTACAAAATGAAGTATTGGAACTCCAGTTATTGTGAAGTCCTACCGAAAGGCTTAGATTATGTGGTGTTTGACTTTGCAGTTAATGCAGGCACAGGGCGAAGCGTTAAGACGCTACAACAGGCAATCGGATGCGTGGCTGATGGAGTTATCGGGCCAAAGACTATGGCAGCAATTAACGATGCAGAACCTAAAAACCTTATTGCAAAGTTTTCAGACGCTAGGGCAGACTTCTACCAAGGCATAATTGCAAGAAAACCCGACCAAGCTCGTTTTATTAAAGGTTGGCTTAATCGGGTTGAGGATGCTAGGAAACTAGCTCTTGAGGAATATAACCAAGACGACAAACAGACTTAGCATTAATAAGGCTTTTTCTGTCCAGTACACCCTGTTAAGACGGGCTGGGTCGTGAATTAAATAAGACTGAAGTTCAAGCATATCGCTGTCTTTTTCTATATATCTAGGTGGCACATAATACTTACCAATGCTTACCTTGCCGTTGTTATAGGGAATGTTCATAGATACTCCGCTAAACAATAACCTAAAGTGGTACAGGCTACTGCAAAGACTACGAATAAAATTGTAGCTACAAATGGGTTCATTCTAAATCCTCACTTTCAGTATCTTCAATGTCGTAAATAAATGCCATTACTTCACTATCTACATGAATGTGTTTCTTGGCTAATTCAGGCTTATGCTCAATAGCCGTATGGACTTCTTGGACTAACTTATAGGCTTGGTGTAGCTTATCAATCATTTCTTGTCTAGTCACAATATGCCCCTAGTAAAAGACTTTATAGCGTGGATGGCAGGTCACTTCAACAGGTACAGTCGTAGTAACCCCGTTAATCTTACGCCTAGCCTCAATAACTACGGGTCTTGTATTAGCAGACTCACATTCATTAATACCCAAGATAACTTGGCTGCGAGTCATGTGAAAAACAGTCTTATCGGTTTCTAAACCAACATTAGGTGGCTCAAACGATGTACAAGCACCTAGTAATGTTGCTGATAATGCGATTGCGTATTTCATGATATTCCCCCTGTTTTTAAAACATAAACAATAGCAGGTATGCCAAATGCTAATACACCTGCCAATACACCTAATAAAAAGTCTTTCATGATTCCCCCTGTGTTAATAACTCCATATTAAGCAAACTTAACATATAGTGCAACTAGGGACTTTCCCTAATGTATGGATATACAGTATAAAAAGGCGGGGTGATAGCTCGTGAAGTGTAGGGCGGGGGATGCCCAGCTACCACCCCATAGTCATTATAGTTTATTCTTGGCCCGATAAAACGCTAAAAGATGGGTAAAACAATCCCACCCAATTCTCAGGTCTGCATCGGGTATCTCTACTAGTTTAGCCTTATTTTGTAGGGCATTGACATAAACAATCGCACACTTAGCATTAGGCATCTCAAACCCCTGTCTATAGGCTGCCAGTTGCATTTGGTGGTCAAAGTAATAGTCGAGCTTATCTAGGTCTTTCTCAGTCGTTTTAAAGTCAACCACAAAGCCTGACTTGGCAACTAGGTCGCATTTACCGCCATACCCACCATAAGCAAAGGACTTCTCAGAAACCCATAGCTGTTGCCCAAAATGCTCGTTTATGACGCTTTCTACGGCTCGGACATAGGGTGGTAGCTCAGGGATATAAACGCCTTCGTAGAACGATTCTATGATTCCATGTATATGCGTACCCCGTTCCGCAGCTTCTCTGCCCGTAGCCTTACTATCTTGCATCACCCTAGCCAACCAGTCAGATTCGGGTTCGTCAGGCAGTCTAGGCAGGGTTAGGGCTGCTAAGAGGACTTGTTGCTGTTTCCATGTATCAAGCCCTGCTTTTTGTATAGTGTTGATAATTGTTGTAACACTTGGCAGAAGTCCGAGCTTCCGTGCGTCAGCGAGCGTTGTGGGTCGTTCCCTGCCCGTAGATTTACCGATAATTGTATAGGCTGGACTGCCATCGGGTAAGTACCAATGACCACTTTCACTTGTATTCTCCTTCACTAACATACATCCCCCTGTTTAACATCACATTAACTGTAGCACAGCCATTCTATCGTCTGAGTTTTTAACTCTATCAGCGCAGGCTTGAACCACCGTTTTAATGACAGCTTCCAAGTCATCTTGAGCAAATCCGATGATAGGTACTTCTTCATCGTAGCCCCTTTCTTGAAAGGTTTTGACCGTATATTTTTGGTCAATCACATCTTTAATCAGGTGGTTCATAGCACTACTCCTCTCGTTTAAAAAGGTACATCATCCTCAATAGCCGCATCCTTTAGTAGCTTATTTACATCAGGCTTACTAAAAGTGTTGCTGTATTCGGCTGATAACATAATTTGGTCTTTTAGACCTTGGGAAAGCTCGTCAAAGGTTTTTTGGTCGAACTTTTGCAAATCAAACAAGACGCAATGGTTTACGCCTTGTGGTACACCTGCTTTTTGAACGACTGCGGGTACTGGGGTAATTGCCACACAATCCCCATAAATATTGCCGTTATTAGCGGTGCGGTGTTGAATAGTAACCATGCACCATTTGTCTAATAGATTGCGTAGGTCAAAGCCTCGCAACTCATCCTCGGTAAAGGATTTGCCACGCCAAGATTCCAAGTCTTTCCGTAAAGAAGCCTTATCGCCTAGCGAGAGCGTGTAGTTGCGAGCTTGTATTAGGGGCTTGCCATCATCGGTTTTTAAATCATCCCCATGCAATTCCCAAAAGAACTTGACCTTGCGTAGCATTTTGACCTGACCCATGTACTCAGACTTCTGAGTCCCAAGGTCAATAATTCTGTATAAACGAGCTAAATGCGACCCTACGGGTGCTAATTTAAACTCTCTCTTGTCTGAATTTGTGCCCGTCACAATCATTGTTTCCCCCCAAAAATATTAGAAAAATCATCCACAATAGCAGTCAATACTAGATTAGCCCTACGCTTGTTAGGGAGTCCGCAATAAAACCTAATTAGGTCAACTTCTGCCAATGTCAACATATCACCATCCTCTGCCTTATCTAAAGCTATCTCAAGGCGTTCTTGGTCTTTTAATTGCTCTGCGTGTAATTCCTGTAAGTCATCCATAATTTCTCCAAAAGGTAACAGCTTATGCTGTACTGATATATTAAGCCAAATTAAATAAATGTGCAAACTATTTGATATGGCGTTGTATTTTTGTTAAACTTGCTTAATGAAGAAAAGAATGTTTACCGATACGCAAATTATCGAGTTACTGGGTGGGCCAACAAAAATAGCCAAAATCTGCAAAATAAGCGTACCAGCCGTATCCATGTGGAAAAACACAGGGATTCCAGCAGATAAGATGGTCTATTTAGGGGCTTTGTTAGAACAGGAAAGCAAGGGATTGGTAACCCGTAAAGAGTTATTTCCTGAAAGTTACCATTTGATATGGCCTGAGTTGCGTTGATTTAGTGTTATACTGTAGGGGCAGATTAGACACCTGCTTAGTATTTAACTCGAAGCCATGAGACCCTTTTGGGTTGTTCTGAGCGTTTAGTAAATGTTTTCGAGTCATTTATTAAGCGGTGTCGACTTAGAACAACCTAAAGGGGTTTTTCTATTTCTGCCACCCGAAACGACAGGGTGTTAGAAAAAGTCGGGGATGGGCTAGAGGCCGATGGAGATTCAGCATCGGAGCGAGGGTCGACACCTGCGATAGCCGCCAAGATACTGGGTCAAGCCAGCTTGGGTAGAGTCGTTACTCGATACATCTCTTGACAGTATCGCCACTTGTGGCGTTGGTCGTTCTATGGGAAAAGAGCTTGCAACAATAAGTTATATAAAAGTTACATTAACTGATTTTATGTAACATATATAACCCATAGGGAAAGTACCTATATAATTAATCATTAAGTTTACTTAACCTACAGTCTTTCAAGGGGGATTTAATGACTTTTCTTGTAGCTAACATACCGCCAGTTAAATGCTTTGTTCGCAAAGAGTTTCTTTACAACCACGAGCAAGGGCATGGAGAACTAGAACCCTGTGTATGGATGACTGCCAAGGCAATCAAGGGCCAAGCATTTCGCATTGAGTCAATGCTTACAAACTACGGGGCTTTGTACGACAAGCTGCCGATTAGTGCTTATGTATGGAAAGAGGTAGTTGAGCCATTACCCTTAGACCATTTACAGATATGGGATTGCCTGTCTTACGATATGGCGGTAATTGAAAAATCCAATTTACGGGGTCTTAAGGTTAAGTTCTTTGGTAAGGACAAACAGTTTCATTTTGGAAACTACTTGTTTACCATTGACTTTGCCTCTCCCGAATCCAATCGTTTAGATACCAGCTTTAGCGAAGGGGTTGAGGAGCATAAGTCTTATAACTTTATTAAGCTCGATAACGGGCAGTTTGCCTGTCAACCTAACAACAGATGCCTTTGGTACGATGTTTCTCTTGTGCCTGCTGTATTAAAGACTCCTGATTTTAAAATACCAACAGAAGTTTATAGCGTTGAGAACCATGCTAAGTGGAGTGCTAAAGATGAATGGTTTTATAACTTTGACGCATTATGAGTGCTTGGCTAATTATTGTGACTGGGTTTATCTATGCCTATATTGGGTGCGAACAAGCCCTAAAAGGGAATGTGCCTATGGCAGTTGTATATAGTGGGTATGCGTTTAGTAATGTAGGGCTTTATATTTTGGCAAGTAAATAGGGGGAATAGTGTGGACTTTGAACAATTTTGGCTTAACTGGCCTAAAAAAGTGGCTAAAAAGAAAGCTGAACAGGCTTGGTCTAAACTCACCTTGCTTGAAAAGCGAGAAGCAATGGAAGCCTTGCCAAAACACCTTAGACATTGGCAACTTAAACGCACCGAAATAGACTATATCCCGTACCCTGCATCGTGGATTAACGGGCTTAGATTTCAGGATGTTTTAGACATGACCCCAGTTAAAGAAAAGGTTGATAGGTCGTGGATGTTTAGCCAACAAGGGATTGAGAACAAAGCTAAAGAACTAGGAGTATTAGGCAACGGGTATGACAGCTACGAAACTTTAAAGAAAAAATGTATGATGAGAATGGGGATGGAAATAGATTGAACAAAGTATATTTTGGTGATTGCCGAGAATCCATGCGACAGATGGCAAAAGATGGTGTCAAGGTGCAAATGTGCGTTACTAGCCCACCTTACTATGGTCTTAGAGATTATGGAACTGCCGAGTGGGCTGGCGGTGATAATTCATGCGAACATGAAGGTTTAGTTATTTCAAATAATAGAAATTTTATTGATGAAGGTGGTAGGGGTAGCAATAAAAAAGCAATATCGTCAGGCGATTGTTTGAAATGTGGAGCAACTAGAAAAGACTCGCAAATAGGAAACGAACAAACACCACAAGAGTTTATAGATAACCTTGTAGAAGTGTTTGCTTGTGTATGGGATATTCTTGCGGAAGATGGTACTTTATGGGTAAATCTTGGGGATAGTTATGCCAATAACAGCAGTCAAGCATCAAACAACGGCAGGGCTGGATTTGGCAACCCACGAGAAAAAGTAGTAAACAGAATTGGAAATGGCTATAAACAAAAAGATTTAATGGGTATGCCTTGGCGTTTAGCCTTTGCCTTGCAAGACTTTGGATGGTATTTGAGGCAAGACATTATTTGGCACAAACCAAACCCAATGCCCGAGTCTGTTCAGGATAGATGCACCAAAAGCCATGAATACATATTTTTGCTGACTAAAAACCAAAAGTATTATTTCGACCATGAATCTATTAAAGAGCCTGCAACAACAAAAAGCGAAGGGATAAGATTTGGTGGCAATAAATATGGCGATAATGATGACCCAAAATATGCTACAAAATCAGGCAATGTCAGCAAAGAATATGAAAAAGCAAACAAGCGTGATGTTTGGTCTGTACCAGTAAAGCCATACTCAGGCGCACATTTTGCGGTTTATCCTGAAGAACTCATAGAACCCTGTATATTGGCGGGCAGTAAAGCAGGCGATATAGTTTTAGACCCTTTTTTTGGTAGCGGAACTACTGGTGCTGTTGCACAAAAATTGGGTAGAAAATGGGTTGGGTGCGAATTAAATAAAAATTACGAAAAATTGCAAAATGAACGACTTGCTCAACAAGGACTTGAATTGGCGTAAAGAATGTGCAGTACGACAGTTATGCAAGTGGCGTAATCAATGGGGGTTAGCAAAGTTTAGAGAATACCTATCAACTCACAAACTTGATAGTAATTTACTAAATGATTTTGCTGACCAATGGACTAAAGGTAACAAAGGGGGATGGGGAACATGGCTATAAAAGAGTATGACCCGCACGAAGCAATAGACTTTATATTTAAAACAGCACCGCAATACGCTAAAGCCTGTGGTGAACTGGCTCAATTAGAAGCATTTAGGCATAGTCTTAAAGCCATAAAAATGGCGCAAACAGACGAACAAAGTCTAGGCGCACAAGAACGGGAAGCCTACCGCAGTCAGGACTACCAAGACTTATGCAAAGCTATAGGGGTAGCAACTGAGCAAAAAGAAGCCCTACGGTGGCAATTAGAGGCTGCTAAGATGCGTTTTGAAGCATGGCGTACCCAACAAGCTAACGATAGAAATATAGAAAGGATGACCCGATGAGAGATTACGCAGAAGTTTTCTTAGACATTACCCGTACTATGAAACGAGTACACGAACTGAAACTTAAATGTAACCACACCGAAGCCTATTTATTAAGCTGCGATGTTGTAGATTACGCCCAAGAACTTGAGGATACATTGCAAAAAGATGCAAACATTCAATAAGATAATGCGTAATGCTTTTGCGACCCATATTGATTATGGTGCGTTCTTAGGGCTTTTACCTACCAACCCGCATTTTTGCCCTAGTAATCTTGATGGGATTGCAGAGCGTAAAGGCAAGTTTTTGGTGATGGAGTGGAAACGACCCAATGAAAAGGTTAGCGATGGTCAAGGCAGATTATTGCAAGCCTTTGCTAAAACGCCTAACTTTACAGTCGTTATTGTGCAAGGCAACACAGATGACGGGTTAGTCATTCAAGACTACTGGCAAGTTCAATCCTACGGGTCATGCGTTAAACTCGGCACAGGGGTGGACGACTTTAAAGCCTTTTATACAATGTGGTACGAATACGCCAATGAATAAAAAAGAAAGACAACAGAATGACAATATTGCAAGACTTGGTTGCGTCTTATGCTACCACTTGGGCTTCAATGACACCCCCGCAGAGCTTCACCATGTCAGACGATTCGGGGGTAAACGGGCAAATGCACCAATACTTCCCTTATGTACCGAGCATCATAGAGGTGCTACAGGTGTGCATGGACTCGGAGCTAAGGCTTTTGAGCGATACCACAAAGTTGAATTCGATACCTTACTAGATATAGTTAAGGTTAGACTACAACTCTAACGGGTCGAATCCTAGGGACTCTGATACTAATTTAGCCCTATGTCTGAAGGTCTTATCATGCTTAGTCCAAGCACAAGTAGAAGTGTTCCACCGACTAGCGTGGATACATTCATGCGCCATGGTTCGGATAGCTGTTTCTAAAAATCCATTTCTAGCTGCTGATATTGTAATAATGTGTTCGTACTTGTCTGCTCCATCATCGTACAAGTAAGTTCCCATGGTGTCGGGGTCGTAGTCCACGATAAACTTTATTTGCTCTGCAAGAGGCATATCCCACTTATCAAAAGGCTCACACACCACAAGCATTGTGTAGATATTCTTTAGAATAGTAGAGGTTAACTTCATACTTTTAGCAACTGACCCCGAAAGTAGATTAAACCCTCATCCTCATTAATAACCTCTGCTAATTCAGGCGGCATGAGTTTGCCGTTGATAAAGGTCAATATTGCAAATCCTGCTCTCCAGTTAACTGGATTTTGCTCAGTATAGGCAAACTGGTTATCTTTAATACAAGCCATAGTGCCAGTATCTACTCCATACCTTGTGCCTGTGTAATCAGTCCAAGGCGTTATTTTAAGCGAATGTAAATGCCCTGTAACAAAGCTCGTACCTGATTTAATCGTATTGTTATAGACCGCATGGATGCCGTTATGCCACCGATGCTTAATCATACAAGTCTGATTTACCATGATTGCCCAGTACCATTTCCAATTAATCGTATGGTCAGCAATATCAAAACCCTTAATACCCTCGTACTGAGGGAGTACATTAGATAACTTGCCTGAAAATCTAAGGTCATGGTTACCAATCGTAATCATTAGCTTGCAGCCTGCTGGTCTTACCTTTTCAATATCTCCAAGTCTTTCTTGAATCTCGTCAAGTTCTTCTTTAACTGTTGGGCCTTTACTCCAGCCAATGCGATGATGTTGTGAAATACTTGCAAAGTCGGCTATATCCCCGTTTAAAATCACAATCTTAGGTTTTAGATACTTTACAAACTCAACAAACCCTCGATGGGCTGTAGTTACATATTGTGGGTTGTAGTGGCAATCTGACCCAACTAAGATAACGCCATTTTCAAGAGTGACATGAGCTTGCATCTGTTCATCAGGAATGTAAATCTTAGGCATCCCATTAGGTTTTAAAGCGTCTAAAACAATGCCATGTTTATCTTCTATTGTTCTGCGTCTTTTTAATGTATTGCGGGTGCTAAGTCCAATAATCTTGCCAACTTTGTCAGGAGATTGATGCTCTCGCCAAATGGTTATAAATTCTTCATCGGTACACACTTTTTGTGCCATGACATACCTTATAATGGTAAAGTTAGCATATATTAACCGATTACTGTTAAAAAACAATGGCATACGCTAAAAGAACAGACGCTAATCAAGCAGAAATAGTAAAAACCCTAAGAGAAGCTGGTGCGGATGTGTACGACTTATCAAAAGTCGGCAAAGGAATACCTGATTTACTTGTGACTTTTAATGGCGAAACTATCTTGATGGAAGTAAAACGAGATGCTAAAGCCAAGTTCACCGCAGAACAATTAAAGTTTATAGCTAATTGGAAAGGTGGGCCATTAAGCCGAGTAGATAGCCCTGAATCTGCATTAAGAGTGATTGGATTAATTGAAAAGAAAGACTATAATCATTAGAAACAAGGAGTTTGCATGGAAAATTGTGCTTTATTTGTAGCTACATTACTACATTCTGCGACTAATACGCATTTCTTCCATTTCACAACGGATTCTTACTCACGCCACAAAGCGTTACAAAAATACTACGAAGCTATTGTAGATTTGACTGACAGATTTGCTGAATCCCACGCTGGTATCTATGGTAAGTTCACCGCATTTCCAAATGTGTACCACCAACCTAAAGACCCTTTACGCTACATGGAATCTTTACAGAACTTTGTTAAAGAAGCTCGCCAAGATTTACCGCAAGATAGCGAACTACAGAACATTATTGATGAAATTGCCGACTTAATTAACACTACGACTTACAAGTTAAAGTTCTTAAAATGAGCCGCCAAGACCAAATTCGTGCTGCAATGGATAAGCAGATACCCAAGACTACGACAGGTAAGGGTAAGAACTATCTGCCTACCGACCAAGGGGCTGGTATGACCGCCAAAGGTCGTGAAGCCTACAATCGTAAGAACAACGCCAATTTAAAAGCCCCCGCCCCAAATCCTAAGACTGATGCCGATAAAGGCAGAAAAGCTAGTTTTTGTGCAAGAATGGGTGGAGTAGTAAAAAACAGCAAGAACGCTGAACGAGCAAAAGCATCTATGAGGAGATGGAACTGTGGCTAAACAAGGACTATACGCAAACATTCACGCTAAACGGGAACGCATTAAGGCTGGTTCGGGTGAGAAGATGAACAAGGTTGGTAGCAAAGACGCTCCCAGCAAGAAAGACTTTATTGAGTCGGCTAAGACGGCAAAACCGCCCAAAAAGACTAGAAAACAAATGCTGACCGACAAAATGAAGGATATGTAATGAAAACTAAATCTCAATCCGAACCTAAGAAGCTAGACTTCTCAATGAAAGGTGGTAAGCCCAGTAAGCTACAAGGTAACGAAGACAAACGCATGAAGCGTAAAGCTGCTTTGCTTACCCATTTTAATAAGTTTCAAAAGGACATAGCTTAAAAGTAGTGTTAGAATTAACCTAACTTAATCAATCACTTGAGGAAGTATGGAATCTAAAGTAGAAATTTCTAGAAAAATTGGAAAACCTAAAGGTTTGCCCAAAACTGGCGGTAGACAGGCTGGTACACCCAATAAAGCCACAGGCGTAGCTAGAGAAGCCTTTGCAAACTTTGTTGATAACAACGCAGACAAGCTACAAATATGGCTTGATGACATAGCTACTAATGAGAAACTAGGCCCTAAAGTGGCTTTTGACTGCCTTATGCAAGTTGCTGAGTTCCATGTGCCTAAATTAGCAAGAACTGAGCATATTGGCGATGTTGATAAACCTATCCGTTATGTGGTTTCATGGAAGAAGTAGCAGACTTTACTGATGTCAACATAGAACTATATAAGCCTAGAGATGTATTCCTAGACTTCCATGACCGCCAACAGCGATGGGCTGTGATTATTGCACATCGTAGAGCAGGCAAGACAGTAAGTTGTATTAACGATGCCTTATGGAGAGCAATTACTGAAGGCAAGGAGAACGCTAGATATGCCTATATTGCCCCCTATTACGCACAGGCTAAGTCTATTGCTTTTGATTACCTTATGCAGTTTAGTGAGTCTGCAAGGGTTAGGCACAATATCTCTGAACTGTGGGTTGAGTTGTTTAACGGGGCTAGAATTCGTTTGTTTGGTGCAGACAATCCTGACGCACTTAGGGGTATGTATCTTGATGGGGTTGTACTAGACGAATACGCTGACATGAAGCCTAAGATATGGGGTGAGGTTATTCGACCCCTATTGGCTGATAGACGGGGTTGGGCTACCTTTATTGGCACGCCAAAGGGTCACAATACCTTTTATGACATCTACCAGTACGCCACGCTAAATCCTGACGAATGGTATTGCAAAGTCTTACGAGCAAGCCAAACCAACCTAATAGAACAGACCGAACTAGACGATGCCCTAAAGTCTATGTCAATAGACCAGTATCAACAAGAGTTTGAATGTAGCTTTGAAGCTGCCATTATTGGAGCTATATATGGCACAGAGATGCGATTACTCACCGATGCAGACAGAATCACTAAAGTTGAGTGCGATACCTTGTTCCCTGTTCACACAGCTTGGGACTTAGGCTATAACGATGCTACGGCTATATGGTGGTATCAGGTCGTACATGGAGAGATTAGAGTATTGGATTACCACGAAGCTCATGGGCAACCTATCATCTATTATGCTAACCAAATTAAAGAACGACCATACGAATATGGCACACATTGGCTACCTCATGACGCTAGAGCTAAAACTTTGGCAAGTGGCGGAAAAAGCATAATTGAGCAAATTTTTGACAAATTACCTAAAGAATCGTTTAAAATTGTTCCAAATCTGTCATTACAAGACGGCATACAAGCATCAAGGATGGCATTAGCTAGGACTTGGTTTGATGCCATGAAGTGTTCAGAGGGCATTGAATGTTTGCGTCAGTACCAAAGGGAATACGATGAAGATAAGAAAGTATTTCGAGATAAACCTAGACACGACTGGGCATCGCATGGCTGTGATGCGTGGCGCATGCTCTCTGTGGCTTGGCAAGATGAAGCAGACACTATTAAACAAAATCAACCGATGCGTGGCATTAGTGTTGGACAGAATGAAGTAACGCTAGAAGAAATGTGGAAATCCACCCCCAAAACCCAAACTAGGAGAATCTAAAATGCCTGAAGTCGCAGCCCAATATGGCTTTAAATATGAACATGTAGCCGCATCACAAACCGCCCATGTATTAGGAACAACAGGTGCAACAGGTGATTATTTACATCGTTTAATTATTACAGTAACTACAGCAGCTACTGGAACTGTGTCCTTGTTAGACAATGCGGCATCCCATGTATTAACAGCCGCAAACACCCCAATTGGTGTTTATTCTGTAGAAGTCAACACTAAATCAGTTAATGGTGCTTGGAAAGTAACAACGGGTGCTGGTGCTGAAGTATTAGCAATCGGCAACTTTACCTAGGAATTAGTATGCAAGATACGCTTAATAAAACTTACGAGGATTGGTATAACACCATTGCTCAGTACGACAAGTCATTTAGGGAATGGGAAGCAAGAGTTCCCCGAATCATTAAGCGTTATCGAGATGACAGCCGTACCCGTAATAACCCTAATGCTCGCTTTAATATTCTTTGGTCAAATGTTCAAACTATTAAGCCAGCTATATTTGCGAGACTGCCCCGCCCTGATGTAAGCCGTAGATTTAGAGATAACGACCCTATTGGTCGAGTCGCTTCGATGATGCTAGAACGGGCCTTGGAGTACGAGGTTGAGCATTACCATGACTATCGTGCTGCTATGGAAAACGCAGTCTTAGACCGACTTTTAGGCGGTAGAGGTACGGCGTGGGTTAGATATGAGCCACATATTGTTGCAGAGCAAAACGACTTAAACACAGGATTAGCGGGTCAAGATGTAGGTAATGGAGTACAGATTACAGAGGATGCCGATGAATCAGAAACGGAAAACGCTGAATTGGTGGAGTCGCAAGAACGAATTGAGTATGAGTGCGCCCCAGTTGATTATGTCCATTGGCGTGATTTTGGTCATACTGTTGCTCGTACTTGGGAAGAAGTAACCGCTATATGGCGTAAAGTTTATATGAGCCGCCAAGCCTTGATTGACAGATTTGGTGAAGAAGTAGGCGGTAAAATTCCGCTAGACACCAAGCCTGATAGTGATAAATGGGCGCAAAAACAGATGGCGATTGAACACCATCAAGCCTGTATTTATGAGATTTGGGACAAAGAACAAGGCAAAGTCTTTTGGGTTAGCAAGTCAATGGGTGAGATTCTTGATGAAAAGGATGACCCATTACAGTTAGAGGGATTCTTCCCATGTCCCAAGCCAATGTACGCTACGCTTACGACAGATAGCCTAGAGCCTATTCCTGACTTTGTTCTATATCAAGACCAAGCTAATCAATTAGATACGCTGGCAAACCGCATAGATGGCTTTATTAATGCCTTAAAAGTACGGGGTGTTTATGACGCATCCGAACCAGCCTTATCCCGCTTATTCTCTGAGGGCGAGAACAATACTTTAATACCTGTTAAGAACTGGGCTGCCTTTGCTGAAAAACAAGGTATGAAAGGTGCTATTGACCTAGTAGATATAACCCCAATCGCCCAAGCATTGACCATGTGCTATCAAGCTATGGAACAGGTTAAAGGTCAAATCTACGAAATTATGGGTATTGCCGACATTCAACGGGGACAGACCGACCCCAATGAAACGCTTGGCGCACAGATTATTAAGTCCAATAACGCTGCTGGCAGACTTAAAACTATGCAACACGCAGTCGTTGACTTTGCTACTGAACTCTTAAGTATTAAGGCTCAGATTATCTGTAGGCACTTTACTGACGATACGATTGTCAAGATTAGTGGTGCAATGCAACTAAGCCCACAAGACCAACAGTTAGTACCACAAGCCTTAGAACTTCTTAAAGACGAACCCGCTAAAAACTTCCGTATTGAAGTAACTAGCGATTCTATGATTTATCAGGATGAGCAACAAGAGAAACAAGACAGGGTTGAGTTCTTATCTGCCCTATCGCAGTTTATGAACCAAGCCTTGCCTGTAGCTACCCAAGCCCCCGAACTAACCCCATTACTCATGGAGATGCTTAAGTTTGGAGTTACAGCATTTAAAGCTGGCAAAGGAATGGAAGGTCTTATTGATGAAACTGCCGATGATTTTAGAAATAAGGCTAAAGCGATGGAAGGACAGCCTAAACCACCGCCTGTTGAAATTCAGAAACTCCAATTACAAATGCAGGGCAAACAAGCCGAAATGCAGGCTCAAGCCCAACTTGAGATACAGAAGCTACAAGCTCAGACTGAAGCTGAAAAGGCTAAACAAGAGTATCAGGCTCAAGAGAATCAGCTTAAGTTCCAATTAGAAGACCAGCGCAATCAGCGTGAAATAGCAATGGAAACTCAGTTGGCTAAGATGAAAGCCGAGATGGAAAACAACAAAGACATCTTATTGGCTTACCTTGATAACAGCACTAAAATTGAAACCGCACGAATTAACGCAGGCTTTACTGACGGTACGCAAGCCTATACCGAAGCAGTCGAGCAGGCTAAGATTATGCAAGACACATTGGGGTATCACGATATGGCAAACCATCCTTTACAGCCCGTAATTGAAAATATGCAAAACTCTAACAATCAAATGGCACAAGTATTAGCTGTTCTGATTGATAAGTTAAGCCAGCCTAAACAAGTTGTACGAGATGAGAATGGCAAAATTGTAGGGGTTCAATAATGGCTATTTTAGTCAAACACAGTAAAGTCAGCACAATACCTGACGATACAGACACAAGTTTAGTACGCCCTAGCGATTGGAACGCTGACCATACCTTATCAGGCACTATAGAAATAGTTAATGGCGGTACAGGTCAAACTACCGCTAATAATGCCTTTAATGCTCTTGCCCCATCACAGACGGGTAATACTGGCAAATACCTAACAACTAATGGCACAACTACATCTTGGGCTACTGTTTCAGGTGGTAGCGGTACAGTTACTAGCGTAGCAGCTACCGCAGGTACGGGCATTAGTATTAGTGGCAGTCCTATAACGACTAGCGGTACTTTAAACATTACCAATACTGCCCCTGACCAAACAGTCAGTATTGCAAATGGTACTGGTATATCAGCAACAGGTACATACCCTGCTTTTACAGTAACTAACACAGGTGTTACTTCTGCCGTAGCTGGAACTGGTATTAGCGTTAGTGGTGCAACTGGGGCTGTAACAGTAACAAACACCTTACCCG